TTGCACCGACAAAGGTGTTGTAATACACTGGTGGGTTGTCATTTGTCTTTTTAACCAATGTCGAAGTTACCCATCTTGCTTCGTCAGTTGCTCCAAATTCAGCCTGAAGAACTGGCTCTTGGCTTCCGTATTGAGAAGTGGGTACAAATGCATCTAAGGCCCTGATATCAGGCTTCAAGTTAACGTGAGCCGTAACCCACCAGCCCGCTTCGACAGGCCCTGTACCAAAACGAGAAGTACCCTCGATAGTCGGGGTCATCTTCTCAGTATCGTTGTCATCCAAATACTGAATAGCACGGTCTACATCAACCTGTGTCAATTCTGTAATTGCATTGCCATTAGAACCATTTAAACAAGAAATCTGAGGTACGGCAGCCGCCCATACATCACGTGTTACCTTGTCTAGCATAGTATGCATGCACTGAGAAAGGTTATCTGCTGTCTCAGATGCTGTATCATCTTCAACAACAAGAAGTACTTTTCTCGAAAGCAATACAACTTTACCAAATTCTTGAATGGTAACGTTGATATCAAACTTTTGTACTTGCTCAGGGGCTGGGTCTGCTCCTTCAGGCAATACTTCAGGCTCAGAATTCAAGTTTTCTTGTCTTCTGAAAGCCATCGTGTCGGTATTCTTTTGTGGAAGGCTAAAAGCACGTCCAAAAAGATTGTGAACGCATCGAGGCTTCGATCTTTGAAGCAAAGCCCTGTGTGCCCATCGGTCTGACATCGAGCCATAACCGCTAGTTGTCGTAACTGACATAATTTTTCTCCTTTAACTTTGTTTTAGCTAAAGGCTCACCTTCTCCGCTTCTTAGACGCTCTCCAAGCATTGAATTCAGCATCCGTCATGTTCATCACATCAACCGCTTGATTGATAGCAGCAGATTTGGGAACTGAAGTAGGAGCATGAGGAGCTTGTTTCCTGTTCGGTTCTTTTTTCATCATTGCTTGCTGTCTCGGTGATAGTGCTTCCATAAGCGTATATGCCTCTTCCCATCTATTTGGTGCGTGTTTGATAGCCTCGGCAAGGTGTGGCCTTTGCCTTAAAAAATCTTCCAATTCGGCAGTCAATCTGTCGTGCTTCTCAGGATTATTCTTTATCCATTGACGCTCTTCAACTACCCGAATGATCTCATTTTGTGTCATGCTCAGATCATGTTTAGAAACCGTTTCATACCTTGCTGAATCGTCTTCTACTGGCTGCCTTTGCTGCCGAGCGAGCGCAATTTCTTGCTCAAGCTCTTGCCTTCTCCTGCGCTCTTTTATGTACTTAGTAAGAGGGACTCTTTCCTCTTCATGTACTGGCTCAGGAGCTGATACAGCTTCTTGTTGGTCAGCCTGCATGTCCTGCACAACATCTTGTGCTATCTCGTGAGGTGTTGCTACTTCCTCTACTTCCGCAACGTCTTCTTGGTCTTGTGCCATCATTACCTCGTTATAAGTGGTTTTAGCCCTCACTCTTGGGCATTGCGCCTTTTGCTTGCAGGTAGGCTACACCTTTAGTGTTAAACTGCGGTTTAAGCTTCTCGCCAGGTTTTTTAGCTGGAACCATCCATAAAAGTTCACATATGCCTTTAATGTTGCTCACCCAAAAAACAAAGCTGTTAGAAACAAACGAGGGCAGTCTAAAACTGATTACTGGCTCCGATATGCAAAACTCATCATCGATAAATTTCGCATGGAGCGATAAAAAATAGTTTTCTCGTATATGCTGGTTCGACAAAACAGCATTATCTACAAGCTCATCTATAACTTTTTTCAATGAAGCTTTCTCATCTATGAGCTGAGACGGTAAAATAAGACCGCTACAAGCATCTAATTTCATTCCTGTTGTTGTCATGTCAAACCGCTTTACATTCCCGACATTCCACGAAGCGAATCTTGTTGAGATTGCGCTTTTTGCAATAGCTTGTTAGCCTTGCGCTGGTCTGCGTTCATGCCTGGGCCACATTCAGCTTTTACCCTGGAAGCCCCTTTCATCGGATTGTCCTTATAGGAGCACATCCCTTTTCCTGAGTTCATAAACGCCCCTGAACTCTTTCCTTTGTCATAAGCCATAATTAACCCCCTTGGTTATAGGCTTGCATTGTGTTTTCTTGCTGTTGCATCATCTGAGCCCGCATAAGCTTTTGCTGGTTCTCAAATGATCCTTCAGTCTCAGAATTGATATTGTTTGCCTCTTGATTGATGCTTGCGTTGACAACTTCCCTGTCTGTTGATTCCTGCATCTCTAAAGCATTGACAAACTCAATAACCTTCATTAGACGATCTTCTCGCATCGCCGCGATTTCTGTGATCGTCTTAGCCCTATCAAGAGCAGCAGCAGCCCGATTTTGTTCAGCCTCAGAAGCTCTCTCTTTGCTAAGTGCTAAATCTGCAACAACCCTAGCCCTACGCTCTTGAGCAAGTGCCAGCATCTGCTCTTTCTGAGCATTAGCAAGTTCTAAGCTCATACGTTCTTGCTCTTCAATCTTGGCCTTTTGTTGTGATGCTTGTTCCTCTTGTGCCTGTATCGCTTTTTCAAGGTCAGACAGTCCCGCCATTGAAAGAGCTTTGACAATCTCAGACTGCGGAACATCAACAATGCCCTCACGCTTAAGATTGACAAGCTCGTAATAGTAAGCGTCTTTTTGAGACTTGGAACGCACGCCTTGCTTGATTACAGCGTCATATTGTTCGAATTCTTTTTCGTAAAATTGTTGAGTTGGTGGTTTTCCAAGAATTCGAGCAACTTTCTCAGGAGAATATTTAGATTGAATGCACTTTAGAATCAGACCACCCAAAACTTGCTGGGCAGTCTCAATATTGTCGAATACTGAGCGGTTGCCTCGTAAGCCCTGAGCAATGCGAACCTCAGCAAGCCGCCCAGAAATTTGTGTGTTGCCCTCTTTGTCTATTCCTAGAACGCTTTCGTTGACGTTTGCAAGCGTTAAACTTAGTTGATCCAAAATCTGCTGATACTGCATGATAGATGCGTCAACCTGTCCACCTCTAAGTTCCTGCACCGAATCTAAACCTTGCGGAGCGTTCTCAGGATCAACGCCGATTAATTTCGATTGTCCGCTCTGCTGTAAATCTGACACATCGGGAACTGAACCAATTAGATACTTGAATCCGCTTGATATCTGCGTATCCATGATATCAGGGATTTTCATGTGTCTTTTATTAAACTGCCTTTGAAGGCTCCAGCATGTAGAGGGTATGCCTTGGATACGCTGGCTCGGCATCCAAATTGATGGTTCGAAATAACATAATAGAGGCACAAAGGGGTAGCTTTCTGTTATTCCTGTTCTATCCTCACCGCTATAAACAGGTACACCATTAAGCAAAACGTGAAGCTCAACAAATGGGCGGTCAACAGTCATTAACTCTACAGCAGAAAACTCATCAGAATAATTAGAATCGGAACGCAACTCTTGCAGTCTTCTCATTCCGATTTTCAGCCTGTCCATTTCCTCTTTTTCTAAGTCAGTAACGTCTCTGTAATACATGCTATTAGTATCAACCAGCATCTTACGCTTGCGAGTAGTACGCTTATAAAACTGGTCGTATGCAATCAAATTGCGGTTGCGTGAAAAAGTAGTAAATTGAGGGTGGTATTGAAGAAATTTATCATCACGATAAGACATCGGAAGATCGTCAATTAGCTCTGGGTCAATATCTGGCAAAAGATCTTTTGCATAGTCTTTGCTTATTAAGTCTCTAGTGATAGCAAAGGAGCAATCCTGTAGGTCTATACGCTCAAAAGTAGGATCAAGAACAACTGTATTGTAGGTGCGCTTGTAAAAGCCGATATCGCCATTCTTGAAGTCTTTTGAGTAGTCCATCTGGATACCACAAAGTGATATCCCAGCTTTGAACATCTCATCAGCAGCACTTAAAAACGTGGGGAATCCTTGGCCCTTGTCCCATATGTAATATGAAAGCTTTGTGAAATCGTCTGCTGTTTCTTGGTCTGATCCCTCGATCGGGCTATAAATCACTTGGTTGATATTGTCTCGAAGGTAGCCAGAAAAAAACTGCAAAGGTCTTCGCATGATGTTATACTCAAGCGGTTCCCGAC